ATTAGTGTAACATCTTTTTAAATATTTGCTGACCCAAATGTATGATTCATCAGCAAGAGTTTCTTCTAAAGCCCCATAGGCGAAGTAATTATCTGATACTAATTGATCATTAGATCTTCTGTACATGAGCGTGTTTCCATTTTCATCTCCTTCTTGATAGTTACTGTAGAAGTAGAAATCTTCTGTAATCAAGGATAGCCTATAAAGACTACCCCTGATTGTTTTAGTTTTTTGAAGTTTAATCTTCATCTTCTAATGATTTAAAGCCATTATCTACAGCAGCCTCACCAATGCCGTAATGGATTTGTTCCATTATCCAATCATTAGTTAATGCTGTATTTAAAATATCTTGTGCATCTTCATCATTAGTCACATCAAATCTTAATTTGACATCATCTACATGCCATAAATTGTCTATAAAATAACCAGCAGCTCGTAAAGTTTCTTTGGCTTTTTCTATTTCACTCATGACTGGATTGCTTTAATTGCTTCTTTGATGTCATTAAACACCATGTAATTAGCAGTTGACAAGTTCGGTCCAGTTTGTCCAATCATTCTGAATTCTGGTTCCACTATGCCTTTTCTGTTTACAAAACATACTACGCGTGCTTGATTAACAATGCCACCTTCTTTTTTCTTATTTGCATAACTGTTATGCACAACAAATACTTTGCTACCAATTGTAATAGCATCAATGTTATATGTCATTTTTTTTTACTTTAAGGTTAAACAATTAGAACAAAAGTTATCCATGGTGTTGTCATATTCATGACCGCATTTATAACAATGTTCTTTTTCTCTATCAGAAATTAATTCAACATCCGCTGGATCAAATTCTCCATCATGTTCAATTTCACAAATAAATCCTGGTATATACCCACAACGGTCTAAAAGATCTTGTACTGTTTCTTTTACAAAACCAGTTGTGCGCAATTCAGAAATCATATTTCTTCCAAATGTGTCTATGTCTTCTTGATCAGAAAAATACCAATCTAAAAATGCTGATTCTTTAAGTTTTACTTTACTCATTCTGCTAGTTTATTTATTTTGTACAACACATGTTTTAAATCTTCAGCTGACCTTTTAAGCGCAGCTCTTTCTTTGATTCTATATGGGTAGCCGTCAAGCATTGTTCTGGCTACCCGTGATTTGTATTCTTCAAACTTTTGTTGAAATCTTTTTAGTTCTACCTCAAGCTCTTTAATTAGCTCAATGTCTTTCTTAGGAACCATTAGTTCTGTTAATTAGATCCTGCGCACATAGTTTTGCAAGGTATGGTGAACAATTAAATTTGTTTTGGATATAATCTTCTAGAGCTTTAGGAATGAACTCTGAATAATCTTTATTGCTTTTCTGCATTGCAGTAACAATAGTTCTTCTTTTGTGAGAAATCATAAGTTTAAACTATAATATGTGGAGCTTTTTCTTTTAACTCATCTACATATTTCATTAGTTCTTCTTCTGTTTCAAAATAAACTTCTTTATTACTTTGATCAGCCATGTAAATAATACAATGCGGCTTGTAATAAATTTCATCATTCTCTATATAACTTGAAACCCATTTAGCATCTTCAATGGGAATTGGTTCTTCCCATAGTCTTTTAACAAACTTTTTTTCAATTTTTGGTCCAAAGAAAGGACCTACTTTTTCAGTAATTACATCCCAATACAAGTTTAGAGATTTTTTTCTTACAAGAATCCTAACGATTCCATGATTAAATATGATCATAATGTTTGATTTAAAAAATATACCGGATTGTGTTCCAAGGTATAATTGAATTATGCAATTGGGTGAACTCTTCAATCCATTTTGCTTTTAACTGGTGCTTGTATCTTACATTTGCACCTCCATACTGGGATATTTTCTTTTCCTGAATCTCAGGGGTCCATAATAATTTTTCACCAGGTAAATCATAAATGAGATTATGTGCATGCTTTTTTTCATTATGTGTCAAGAATATTACTTCAGCTTTAACTTTGTCATTGTTCCAATTATACGCGTAAGCATAATTTCTAATTGTTTTAAAAAGTTTTTCATATAACAGTAACCAGTCTTTGCATACAATTACAGGACTAAAATTTAAGTGAACTTCATAACCTGCATCAAGAAACTGATCAACAGCCGAAAGCCTTTTTTCAATAGAAGAAGTGTTTGGTTCTAGTATTTCTTGTAATGATTGTGGCATTAATGAAAATCTGATTCTTATTTTACCTTCAGGGTTGTAATCAAGTAACTTATCATTTACATATTTGGTAGCAAAAGAACCCATTGCTGTAGGATGATTCTTAAAGAAGTCAAATATGTATCTCCAGTCATGGTAATTAGCATGTAAAGCAAAGTCTTCATTGCAACTAATGTCATACGTTGTATACTTTGGGTGTGTTTGATTAGGTTTTTCTACATCAGTAAATGCACAATGATTATTTACAGCTGTAAGTATTTCATTGGCATTAGTTGCAATATCTAAACCTTTATCTTTGTGTCTTTTCATATAGCAATTATGTGTAAGAATACCATTTGCAAAATAATTTTCATTCTTTTGTACAGAAAAGTTGACAACCTTTGTTTTTTTTGCTATTTTTGTAATAGCTTTAATTTTCTTAAATTCTAACTCCATGAGCTGTTTTTATTGTGGTAAAATTACAAAAAAGGGTACATCCTATTGTAATGATGCATGTGAAATAAATTATACTGACTTGTTTAATCAAGAGTCTAAACCTGTTTTTAGAACTTTTCAAGAAGCTGGTAAATTCTACAAAAGAGACTTTAGAACAATGAAAAGATTTGAAGGTGCTTTATTTACTATTGATAAAACATTACCTTCTGCTAATACTAAATGGACAGTATGTGTTTCTTGTGGCGAACAATCTCCTAAATCTAAAGCTAGACGCGGTTATTGTGTTGATTGTACTGCCCAAGGTTTAGGTAAAAAAAACCAAGGCCTGATTATATCAAAAAGATACAAAGGCCCTGGTAATCCTAATTATATAGATGGTAATTCAAAAGGTGTTGAATATCAATTAAATGATTGGTACAAGCTTAAAAAAGAATTAAACTTTACACAATGCGCTTTAACTGGTAGTACAACAAATATTGATTATCATCATATCATTCCAAGATGGTTTTGTAAACTTGCAAACATAGATGTTTTTGATCCAAATAATATTATTGGATTAAACCATTCATATCACAAAGTAATTCATCATCTTCAGTTAGATATTGTGCTTCTACCCATCCTCTATTCTTTGTATAAAAAGGATGCTCTCCAGTTACGTTTACAATTTGTGAATTTACTTCAATTACATAAAGTTCATCAGTATCCCGTTGACCAATTGCAGTCACTAAGTCTGTTTCAACTTGCCCGGTATCCTGGGAAAAAGAAATTACTTGATCTCCTTCCTGAATTTCTCCAGCCGTTTTTACTCCATAAGGAGTAGTAATTAAAGTTTCAGGAGTTACGCAGTATGTACAATTGTACAAACAACCATGACCAAAGGACGGGCTGATAAAATCAGTAGACCGTCCAGATGGTCTTATTACAAATGTTTTTCTAGTTGATCTAGTAATTAGTCCCAAATTAATACATTTTTAAATATTTGTTACTAGTAACTTCTACTTTGCATTTAGCTCTAGTAATTGCTGTGTAAAACCATTTAGCTGAATCCCATACAGGCATCAACCAATAAGCATCAATGTAAACATTATCCCACTCTTGGCCTTGCGCTTTATGACAAGAGATTGCATAACCATACGTAGCAATGTTTACATCTTTGTTAAACATAATGACATCTTGATCTTCACCAAATTTTCTTTTTATGGTAAATTCAATTACAAACAACTTGCGTGTTTTTTTAGATACAACGGTGTTACCATCAAGAATAGATTTTAGAATCTGCTGACCATGCATTGAAGGCTCTACTAATTCAGGAATTAATATTGTATGCATTCGATTGTGCTTATAAAGTAATGCTGTGTAGCTTACTATTTTTGGATCTGTTGCTGCTTTTTTAGATGGTATTTCTAAATTAAGTTGAAATGATTCTTCCAGTATTGCATTGGTTATATCAAAGATTTCACCGTTAGAATAATTGTTACTGTTGGATACAGATACAAGTACATCTCCATTTTGGGCTTGTGCCTCAAGTACAGGATTTTTAAAAATATAGGATCTAATTTTTTTGTTGTAAAGTATGCGCCTACTGTTAGTTGATGTTAAAACCACATAGCTATTTTTCTTGTTGATGTCATTTGCTAGGCTTTTACTAAACTTTTCAACTGAAGTAAGATCTGATTGATCTGGTTGTTTAAATGCAGCTTTCTTATTAATCCGCATTTCTGTGGCTATTTTAAGCAGTGAGCCGTCATATCTCTTTACTTCGGTAAGTTCATACCTGTTTTCTGGTAAAAAGTGCTCAGGATAGCTATTTTCCCATTCAAAGATGTGAGGATTATCACCAACTGGTTCCAACTGAAAGCTGTCTCCCATGAATATGATCTTACAATTCTTTGCTACTGCATCTTTGATTATGATTTCTAAGATATATTTGTCAATCATAGAACATTCATCAATGATGTAAGTCTTGTTAACTGTAAATGATTTCTCCTTCTTAAAGTTTCCATCTTCATCTTTAGCAGAAAAGAGTAATTTGTGTATTGTGCTAAATTGTAAGAAAGGACTATCAATCTTATCACGGAGTCTATTTACTGCAGCATTAGTAGGTGCAAGTAATGTAGCATATTTGTGATTGGCTATGTTTTCAGCTATTGTTGTTTTACCACATCCTGAATAACCCGCAAGGAGAAAGAAATGATCTGAGGATTTTAAGAAAGTACTGACTTTATTTAAGGCTTCTAATTGGCCTTGGGTG